CTATCAGACATAGAAGAGATTGAGACTCGTCTAGATCCAGATAAATTTTTTACTTACGATCATAATACAGAAAGCTCACTTATGGATGAAGCCAGCCGAGCTGCTAGAGGAATTAATCATGTATTGAGTGAATTGTTAAAATGGAAACTGCCTTTTATTTCTAAAGCGGCACACTATGCTCAAGAAATTTTACACGATTTAGAAATGATGAACGATATATTTACTCGCCAAAATGATATATTAGAAAAACATATAATGGTGCATCCAACAAAGATGATAGAACAAGATCCACGAAGTGTTGATCAAATTTCATATGAAGAATTACATCCAGATTTTCAAGATTTCAATATTGAAGACGAAGAGGACGAGCGTGCCAAAACAGAATAACTTTATAATAAATTAGAAAATGCACCATCACATATGCAAACTAAATTTGTTATGGGTCCTAGATAACACGATATACAATATTATTAAGTAGGTAAGATGGCAGATAATCAAAATCAAAAAGAGCTATTCGAAAAATTAAAATCATCAATCCTTAATATGGATCCAGCTACTTGGGTTGAAAAGCATTTAATTCTTGAGGGCAAGCCATTACAAATAAGTAAAGGCGGATATAAACCATTTGCCGATATATATCGATACATTGGTTTAAAAGCATTAGAGCCAAATTCGAAACCAGTTGTAATTGATAAATCGCGTCAGGTAGGAGCTACTATTATGGCAAGTGCTTTGGATTTGTTTTTTATGGCATCTGGATTATTTGGTACTAATAATAAACCACCTATAAGGGTTGCGCATCTTTTCCCACAGAGAGATCAAGCGGAGAAGTTTTCAAAAGAAAAACTAAATCCAATGATCAATAGTGCTGCACCCTCCCAAAATAAAGATAAAAAAGGACAAGCAAAAAGCCATATACGATCATTACTGGATGTTTCGAATGATACAAATGACTCGTTGCATTTTAAGCAATTCGCTAATGGTAATTTTCTTCGCATAGATTCTACTGGATTACAAGGTGATAGACTCCGCGGTGGTTCATATGATGTTATTTTTTATGACGAAGTGCAAGATATTCCAGGTGAAGCGATAGGTAATACAGTTGAAATGTTAAAGCAGGCAAAATATGGTTGTTCGCCTGGTGGAGTCCAAGTTTTTTTCGGAACACCAAAAAAGAAAGGCTCCGACTTCTATAAAATGTGGGCAATGTCAAGCCAACAATATTATTATCTTGGCTGTGAAAAATGCAAAAAACATTTTCAATTTTATACACCAGAATCAGATGAATGGAAAAAAATATGGCTTCACGGATTTATTGTAAAATGCGTTCATTGCGGACACGAACAAGATAAAAGAGAGGCGGCCGAAAGAGGCAAATGGGTGTCAACAAAAGATATGAATGATCCAGATGTAAGATTTGTTGGCTTCCATCTTAATCAATTTTATATGCCAAATATTAAAAGAGAAAATATAGAAGCAGAAATGCCTGGAATACATCCAACTAGAACAGAACGTGGTTATAGAAATGAAGTATTGGGAGAATTCTTTCAAGGCGATTCAAGCCCAATTACAAGTGAAGAGATTATTGAAAAATGTGGTGATAGAGAGAGAAAATTAAGAGCAAGAATAACGCCCGGTGAAGAACAAATGGTGTTATTAGGAATTGACTATGGTTTAAAGCGTGATCTTGAACAATTAGCAAATCCAGATAAGCGCACGGAACAGGGACAATCTTATACTACGGCAGTGGTTCTTTCAGTTAAAGGTCCAAATTTATTTTCTATTGAATTGGCATTAAAATTCGCAAGAAATGATCCGGCAGGTAAAAAAGGTATTATTGAAAATATAATGCGTCGATACGGAATAGACATTGCAATAGGAGATATTGGCTATTCAAATGATTTTAGTTATGATCTACACACTATGTATGGAGATAAGTATTTAGTTTCTCGGGCTCATTCAAAAGTAAATGAAAAGCAAAAGTTTAATTCTGAAACATATCCAAAAGAGATAATTTTTGAAAAAGATCATTATATTAGTGAAATGATGGATTTATTGAAAAAAGGACAAATTAGATTTCCATTGGGCAGCTATGATTATATAGGCTGGCTAATTGATCACTGTTCATCAATGGAATTAAAACCAATTTCGCGACATGGAAGCCACGAAATACACTATGTAAAAGGCAATACCCCAAATGACGGATTAGCGGCTTTAATAAATGCCTATCTTGGTTATAAATTTTTAACAACACAGGGCTTCAAAATAAAAAATCCACATTTAATGAAGATACCATCAGTAGATAATAAGCCATTGGTAGTATTCGGCAATATTAAAAGAATATTATAAAATCATTGATATATACATTAATAGCGCTCAAATCGCATTATAATATCGGAAAGTTAAATGGTAAAACAATATAGACAACCGCCTCCCTTTGGCTCATCTTATTCAACAGAGTATATTTTAAATAAGAATGCTGCCCCACAAGTATCAGCGGTTATGTCAAAAAGTGTTTCAGAGCATAGACGAGGGGTATTACAAGATGAAGTTGCACAAGGTGTTTATAAAGATGGCTCTACACCAATAGCAAATGGAGTGGGTCCAAATACATTAGGTGCAGTGACTTTTTCTTCAACACCCACAATAAGAAAAAATGCCCAATCATTCTCAGGTGGATTTGGAGGTGGTAATGGGTCTCCCACAGTAGCAGCTGGTGGAGGGGGCGGAACCATTAAACAAATCCCAGAGATTTATTCACCTCTCTGGCTAACAAGCAACCTTAATTTACCGCGCGATCGGGCTACTATTAATGCTTGGTGCAGAGCATTTTTTGCTTTAAATCCATTTGTTCATAATGCAATAAATTTACATAGCACATACCCAATTAGTAAATTAAATATTAAATGTGCTGATAAAAGCGTAGAAAAGTTTTTTAATGATATGTCCGAAGAAATAGGACTGCTTAATATTTGTGTTCAGATGGCTATGGAATATTGGTTATTAGGTGAGACATTTGTGCATGCCGAACTTGATAAAGATAAGGGTCGCTGGGGAAGATTATTAATTCAAAATCCAGATTATATGGTTGTCAATAGAACAGTTATTGCTGACGAACCAATAATTATGTTGCGCCCAGATGAAAACTTAAAAAGAATTGTGCAATCAAATAAACCTGCCGATATTGAACAGAGAAAACAACTTAACCAATATATAGTTGATGCGGTTAGGCGCGGAGAAAATATACCACTTAACAATTTTAATATATCCCATATCGCTCGTAAAATTAGTCCATATGAAATAAGAGGAACGGGATTACCAGTTAGCATATTTCGTCAGCTAATGTTATTCGATCTTCTTCGAGAATCAAAATTTGCACAAGCACAAAATATGATAAATCCACTTACACTTGTGAAGATTGGCTCGAACGGCCCAGATGGGTTGCATCCTACACACGATGTTCTCGAATCATGGAGAGATGTGTTCGCGGCAGCCCAATATGACAAAGACTTTAAAATATTCACTCACCCAGATGTTAATGTTGAGCGCGTCGGTTATGGCCAAGGTATTTATGATATTTCAGGCGATATTACTCAATTAGTTAAAGAAATGTTCATAGGTTTAATGACTCCACCAGTTGTTATGGATGGAACCGATATCACATATAATAACGGAGGCGTAGCACTTGATGTTCTTCGCCAGCGTTATATGGAATTCCGCAATAGATTGGCTTCGTGGTTAAAAAGAAAAATATTTGCACCAATTTCTGAAATACAAGGCTTTTGGGAATATAAAAAGGGAGCTGGCAAAAAATCAACAGAAAGACAACTTATCATTCCAGATATCGATTGGAATCATATGTCCTTGTTTGATGCCGCAGATTATACTGGCAATCTTATCCAATTACTTCAGCAGCCTGCAGAAGGTGGAGTTCCAAAAATCTCATACCACACACTTTATCGTTCGTTAGGTCTTGAGTGGGAAGATGAGCAAAGAAAAATACGCAAAGAGGCAATTCAGACCGCCATTTATAATAAAGAAAAGGCAGCTCTAGACTCATTGACATTAAATGAATTGCGCTCACTTACCGAAGAAGAAGAGATACCAGAAGTTCCGGGGGCAACGCCACAACCAGAACAACCAGTCCCAGGTGAAACATCCGATTTAGGTGGAATGGGCGGTGGTGGATTAGGTGGATTGCCTGGCCTTGGCGGACCATCAACACCTCCAACTACGTCCCCACCACCAGCGCCACCAACACCAGCAGGCGGCCCCACTCCTACTAAATAATAGATATCTACATATTTTCGCATTATTCGTAGTGTAAAGTATTTGGAGATTTCTAATGGAAAAAACCGCTCAAAAATTGCGCCGTCGCACCAAAATCCGTGAATGGTGGAATAAACCCAAGGAAGCATTAATAGGCGCTGTTAGTCCAGAATTTGCAACATTAATGGATAGTCTTCGTAATACTGATGATGGTATTCGTGAAGATGCCGCCGAACTAAAAAACTTGATTAAATTAGCCAAAACTAATTTTAATAGACGCGAGTATATGACTGCGCTTACTTTCTTGGGTCGATTCCACGCACAATTAGAAGCAATAACCAATAAATTAGATGCATTGGCCGCTGAAGTCAATATCAAACATCATCAGTTTTTATTTGGTGATATGGAACCAGAAAATATTGATTATATATTAAAGACATTGGGCCCAAAATTTGAAAAAAGAAAATCAGTTAAAAAAGCAAGTTTATCTGATTGGTGGCATAATTTAACCGATGAACGCGGAAAAACTATGAAGGCTTGGGAAAAGAGATTTCCTCGCGAGACAAAAGAATTAAAACGCCAACTTGGAAAAATGATTATTAGATCGGAATCATTATTTTCAAACCTAGTGGATACATTTAAAACACTTGGTAGTTTTAGGGCAACAAGAAAATTAGAAGAGTATTTACAAACTGCGGCCAAATTTAAGCAAAAATATAGTGCATATGATAATGCATTTGCCGATTTTTATAATAGTTCAGTTGGTAAATTTGTAGAATCCCAACGCAAAGAGATGGAAGAAAAGGCGATGGGCGCTCAAAAACAAGAACTTCCAGAAGCACAAGTCCCATCATTAATAGTGCCACCTGCTACACCTGAAAAAAATAAAGCACCAGAACAAGAACAAAAGCAAATTGCTGTTCCTGATTTATTGCCCAAGCCCATAAGTGATAAATACATGCCAAAGGGTAAAGCAATGCCAGTTGCTCTTAAATTACGTGATCCAAAAGATTTAACGCCGGAACAAAAAGCCTATGTTGAGAAAGAAAAAATGGCTCAATTACCATTTGAATCAACTCGACTTTCGCCTGGCCCGTTAACTAATGTAGATATAAAACCGCCAGTCTCACATGAATTTGGTAGAGAGTTGGAAGAAATACAAGAGGAACCAACAGATATTATAACACAAATATCTCCAAGAGCAGAGATGCAACTTAAAGAAAAACCAATTAAAGTTGAAATGGCAAATTTACACAATGAGTTTATTGAAAAATTAAGTGAATTAAAAAATGAAAGCCAATTTGCAGTTGCGACTCAATTAATAATGTATGCTAATAAAATAAAAGAATCAGATCCAAAAAATAGCGCTAAACTTATAGAACTATCAAATAAATTATTGGGTTAAAATGGGTGATTTAGGCCAAAACTTTTATCCAAAATTAGTTCAAGTGTCAAATGAATTGGGTATGAAACCAGAAGATTTATTGGCAGTAATGACCTCGGAGTCTGGTATTAATCCTTCTGCATATGAAAGCAAATCTCACGGATCCGGGCTTCTTGGATTTATGCCAAATACATTGAAAGGATTAGGTTTTACTGGTAGTTGGAAAGATTTTATTGGATTAAAGGGTGAAGATCAATTAGATTATGTTAAGAAATTAATACAAAATAATATGGCAGTTAATGGTGGAAAACCCTTTGGATCGGCAGCTTTATATTATACTGCTAATTTGTGGCCCATTGCATTAAAATTACCTGGCATTCAAGCTGGAAATCCTGATACGGCTTTTATTGAAGAAAATCCGGATACCATTACAGATCCAAAAACTGGCAAAAAATATAGTAAAAAATATTATGAACTTGGATATCGCATTAGTCCAGATTTTGAAAAAGCCGCATATAAAGCAAATCCATTGTTTCATGGTAGCACACAGGGAGCTATTACTTATGCCGACATGATGCGTCAGGTGGATAAAAATAAACGGAACCCAATTTATCAAAAAGCTGTAGCGCAAATGGAGCAACAGACGGGATATCAGTCAAATAAAACAACTGATATAGCACAACAAACACAAGAACCAAAAGAAGATATAGTATCATCAATAGAGTCATTATTTTCAAAATTTTTATCAACAACGGCAAATAAGAAGGTGTATTTGAAAAAGATATCTAAAAAATATATACCATATAGTTCTCTTCTAATAAAAGTAAATGCAGACAATTTTTGGAATGCAATGGAGTATTCTAGAATTTTATGTATAGCGCTTGATGAAGAGTTTGATGCTAACACTACTATTCATACAGATTTAAAAAATATTGAAATACAATGCAAAATGGTTGGAAATGCTGAAATTTGTAAATCAGCAATTTTTAAATTATCTAGTAAAATATCAACTCAATTTATAAAAGCTACTAAAAAAATAGGAAATGTTGCAATAAATACAAAAGTTTTATCGAATATTAAACCAAACTATCAAGAATGTAGCATAAAATTAGCAGAATTAAGTTATGATGTATTTCATAAAACTTTTAGGAATTGAATTATGGCAAATGAAAAACAATTTATAGATGCAATAAAAGAACTAAAAGCAGATGCTAAAAAGCATTCATTTGCCGAACTTATTGAAAAAGTTTGGGGTGGAAAGATAATTGAAATTTATATTGGTGATTCTTATGAAGATATTAAGTTCGATGAATCTACAACACGTAATCCAGCAATCGTAGTTGGAAGAGTAATAACAGCTTATGCAGAATGTTTAGTTTTAAATTGTGCTTATGTTGATCAAGCTACCAAAAAAATTCAATTCGGAAATATTGTGTGTCTTAATGAGAGAAGCGTTAGAACCATTACAGAAGTAGATGAGGCCGGAATACTTCGCGACACATTTTTAAATACTGGAGATGGTAGAATAATAAAAGAACTACATAAGGCAATCAATGAGAAATAATATAATTAAATTAGCACAATTTATTGACTTATATAATTCATTTGTTAAAAATGCATATATAAGAAAATTGCCTAATGGAAAATATCGCGTATTCTCTGAAAAGGGGAAAAATCTTGGAACTTATGATAGCAAAGAGCAGGCTAAAAAACGATTACGACAAATTGAATTTTTTAAACATAAAAAAGCATCTAAAACTATAATAGATTTATCTGATTTAGATACATTAAGTTATTCGGCCATTGTAAGAGAATTAAATAAAATGGGCGATAAAAATATATTAATTGATTTTCTATCTACATATAAGAATTGTTTTGATAATCTTGTTGCATCAAATATTAAAGGTGCTGCCGAATGTGCATTGCCAAAAACATTAATAATTTTTTCACATAAGCATAATATAAAATTACCGGAGCAGGCTAGTGATAAAAAGATTAATAAAAATAAATAATAATCTATATAGAGGGTCGGCTCCATCTCCAAAAGATGTTATTGCCCTATATAAACATTTTGGTATTAGAAAAATTGTCAGTTTAGATGGTGCAGCTGGACACACAATAGATAAAATATGTAAAATGTTAGGTATTGAGCATATTATTATACCAATCGATGAAATAAAGCCAGAACCATTAATCAAATTATTTAGTTATGATTTATATGATTTACTTATGTCTGGAGGGCCTACATTTGTTCATTGTATGGAAGGCAAAGATAGAACTGGTATGGTAATTGCAATGTTTAAATGTAAATATATGGATGTGCCCTGTAAAGACGCAATTAATGAGGCTGAAAAGATAGGATTTGGTATAGGTGTTAGACCAACAGTAATAAGAGCCTATAAAGCAATTATTTGTGCATATTGCAATGATAAAGAATGTTGCACACATAAAGAAGATATAAATGATATAGATATTGCTGATAATGCTCGTCATCATGGAGATTTTATGGATGGTGTTATAGATGCAGCGACAATGCAGTCATTTGCGCCGTTTATGGATACCGGCCGCCAATACCCATATTATAGTCAAATATATAATTACTGGTATGATCAATATCCAACAAGAAATAATAGAGATTTAAAGCCAGAGTTTGATCTTGAAGAAAAAGAAGATCAAGTTCCTATGGTTGGTGTATTTGATTCTCCGGCGCGATCGGTTGGGCCAGTAGATAATGGCGGTGGATTTGTTTCAATATAACGGCATATTAATATGATCATAAGGCGTAGTTACAGCACACAAATGGCATATGATGTTTCGGATGAAGAAAAAGAATGGGCCGAAAAAGCATTATTGTGTTTTGATTATGTATTACGATCTCTAACAAAAGCAACAGAGCATCTTGATATTATGGGTGTTTCTTTCAAAGACAATCCAGATATTAAAGAAGAAGAGTTATTACAATATAGAGCGGCATTAAGACGATATAGAGATAAAGTAATAGAAAATTTTAATTCATTTAAGCTTATGGCTTTTAAATGCATACAATCAATGCAACATTTTGAATCTGATACGCAAACCGCTAAACTAATGAAATCTTTTATATCTGCCATTGATTCTATTGAAGATGTAGTTAATAAATTTTCAGAACTATTTAATAATCTAAAATCAAAAACATTTACCACAGATGTAAATAAAAATATAGATGATATTCATAAATTATGTGATGAATTAGAAGAAATTATAGATGACAGAATTAAAGGACACATAAAAACCAATATTCTTGGTAAAAACTGGATAGATGGAATAAGCAAACAATTAGATACCACATTGAACCATAAAGATACTATGCTGGTTGATCTTATGAAAGATATAACCAAATAATTCACAAACTACGGATATATAGCAATAATTAATCATTTATAAGAGGCAACAATGTTTATTAAAAGAGGCGACGATACAAAAATAATAACAATCGTAAAATCTGATAATGATGTATTAGATGCCGATGTTAAAGAAGCAATGGAAAAGCTCAAACTTCAAACGGCGAAAGAGCCAGTTGAAGAAATTAAGAAAAATTTGGAGAATAACTAATGGCATTTAAGAAGATTGGCGAAGCTATTGAATTAGGCCCAAACGCTATACAGGACTTTAATTCTGTTGCTCCAATGATTGATCCAAATATTTTTGATAGTATGCAGAAATTCGCTGCTAATCTAAAACGCATAGCACCCAAAGCACAGGATTTTCTTTATTTTGCTGCCGTAATGATGCACGCCGCTGAATCATCTCTAATTAATGATGATGGAACACCGAAACTAACAAGGAAGGGTGAAAAGGTAGAGGCACATTGGGATACAAGCAATGGAACTTGGAAATGGATATGCAATGACCCATCCATACGTCCATATAAAAACTCAAATGGTGATATTTTCCCAGAAGAAGAGTTAGTAAAAGCACACAAAAAATGGATTGAACGCCCACTATGTATTGATCATAAATCTAATTCAGTAGATCATATTCGTGGTTTAATTGTAGATACATATTATGATCGCAATTTAAAGCGCGTTATTGCCCTATGTGCTCTTGATAAAAAAAATTATCCAGACTTGGCTGATAAGGTTGCAAAAAATCTTTCTAATTCGGTGTCAATGGGCACTGGAGTTGGACGCGCCATTTGTTTTGATTGTGGTCAAGTGGCAAGAGCTGAACAAGATTTCTGCCATCATATGCGCACCAAATCTTGCTATGGTGAAATAAACGTTGATTTAAGCCCTATTGAACTTTCGATAGTGGTTAATGGTGCAGATCCAAAAGCTAAAATCAAACATATTATTGCATCGGCTAATGCCATAAATGCATATGTTGAGTCAAAAGAATTAGAACTTAAAAATTTAAATGGTAAAGCAACATCAAATGGTATTATACAAATAAAAGCTGATTTGTTAGATACTATGAAAAGACTTGCTGAACTTGAAGCATCACTTAAAGATTCAGAAAAAAATGCAACCGAAGATACTAATGATATTGCATTAAGTCAGACTGGAAGTACAGTTGCTATGGAATCTACTGACACCGATACAACTGAATCAAGTCTAGGGCCAGAACATGAAAGATTCGCCTCAAATGAAATGCTTGATACAGCGAATAAACTGGCATTACTAAAAGAGGCCATTCAAAGCCAATTAAATGAAGTAAATAAAATGTCGAAAAAACTCGAAAAACTCGCAGAAAACATCAAAACACAAGAGGAACCTATGTCTGGAACAGATGATATGAACAAACAAGCCTATTTCCAAGGTGCTGGTGGCGTTAACGAACCAACACCCGGCGCAGTTAAATATCCCAAAGATCCAATGCAAGAGGATCTTCGTGATACTGGCGATAAACAAATGGTTGGTCAATCTCCATTTCCAGAAGTTGGATCACTCGATGGAATGCATCCTAGCCCAGCATCAGCAGAGCCAAAAGATGAACTTGAGCGTAAAAAGATGCTTGCGCGCGCCGAAGCAGAAGAGCGTGCAATTCGTAGAATGGCAGCAATCAAGAAAGCCAAAGAATCACTTGGTTATTTCCAAGCCGGTGGTGATGTTAATGAACCAGCACTTCACAAAGTAAAATATCCAATTGATAAAATGCAAGGACAACTTCGTGATAAAGAAGATAAGCAAATGGTCGGACAAAAACCATTTCCAGAGGTTGGCGCAGTTGATGGTCTTCACCCCAGCCCAGCTTCAGTTGATCAAAAAGATGAACTAAAGCGCAAAGAACTTCTACAACGTGCAAGCCTTAAAGCAAAATTTGTTAAAGCGGCAACAGAAGATGGCTTACCAGATTTTTCGAAGAGTGCGTGGCAAGTATGGGAAGGTGATAAACTTATACTAACAGCAACCGTTGATGAAATATCAGGCGGCC